GGTGCATTTGGCGATGACATGGATTATCCTATTGACTTTAAGAAAGAAATGGCAGGTGACTTCTTTAGACCTGTAAGTTCTGATCCAAACATACAAACAATGAAGATGGCTTGCTATACTTGTCCTATGTTTGAAATATGTAATGGCTGTAGAAAAACAGTACGTGATATGAAACGAGAAGGAACTGTAGAAGAACACTGTAAAAGAATGAAAGGTCTTGCACCTCGTATTTTAGAATCTAATGGAATGACTGCAGAATCAGTAACACCATACGTAGATGAATCTAACTCTAACTTAATAGCAGTAGCTAATATATAATAATGAATATATCAATTAATCCTACTTATTACTGTAATTTTCGATGTGATTTTTGCTACTTAACTGAAGCACAACTCGCCGATAGGAATAAGATTAGCCCTGAAAAACTTGATGAAACATTAAGTAAAGTTACAGATCCAATAGATCATATTGATTTATATGGTGGTGAAATTAGCCTATTGACAAAAGAGTATTTTTATGATATAAAGAAAGTAATACGCAAGTACTACGATGGTACTATCAACATCAATACTAATTTTTCTGCTTTGCCAGATTATTTTTATGATGACGATATTACTATCAGTGTATCGTATGATTTTTCTGCTAGAGAAAAAGAACAATTTGTTTTAAACAATATGATGGCTTCTCTTAAGCCGTTGTCTGTTTTAATATTAGCATCTGAAAAGGTGCTGGAAACCGATGTAGAGTTTATGATCTTTACATTAAACATGTGTGCACAGGTAAAGTCTGTTGAGATTAAACCATACTCTACTAACCAGGCTAATGCTCACCCAGTAACACACAAAGATTTCGAAGAGCACATTAAAAAATGGATAGATTCAAAAACGGAGAAAAGGTTTCAGTTTATAAATCAAGAATTAATCGAAGATGCGCTCGATGGTAATTATTCAGCTTTCAGTGACGATCATGTATATATAACACCGAAGGGTAAATTCGGCGTGCTGGAGTTCGATAAATACGACCGAGAGTATTTTAAAGAATATTCTGAGTATGAAGAATACAAAGAATGGGCAAGACTAGAACCTATTAATAATGTATCAGATATATGTAAAGAATGCCCATACTACGGCGGGTGTTTAACTGAACATTACCGATGGGTTAAAGACTTAGACAATAGTTGCAACGGTTATAGAGGATTATTAGACTGGTATGATGAATGATATGAAAGATTGGAAAGCAAGCCAAGCGGCGTTTCACATGGCAAACAAAAGTTTTAAAGACGATTTAACAGATGAGGATATTAAGTACTCAGATGATATCGTTGATGATGTATTAATGCATTTTGCACAATATGTCGATGAGTGGATTTATCCTGCAAAATCATATGTCGTAGGTATATGTTACGCAAAATGGTTAGAGCAAGATTTCGGAGAGGACTTCTATGAAGTACTTGACGATCCAGAATTACTATATGGCAATGATCCATATTTTGTTCCTTATTCAGAAGATGAACAAGTATATGATGCTATATTAAAAGAGTTAGATTTTAAAGAAGATATTGGTATGGTACCAGATATTTACGAGTATTATCGAGAGGAAATGTTCTTTGGTAGCTAAATTTCCAAATGGTTCGTTAATAATGACAGACCGTCAGAGAAACAACGGGTTAGTTAACCCTGCGGATCCTGAAGCTGATGCAGTGACTAAAATTATCCTTGAGGATAAGCGTCCTGATATCGGTGAAATAGAACTTACTCTATTTGAAAACTGTCATTTGAATTGTTTTTTCTGTCACCATGATAAGAAATCGACTGTAGGATTATCTAGAGAAGAAATATTCTCTAAGTTAACCCTTGTTGAAGATCATCTTATTAAAATGAAAGGCAGAGCCGACGTTGTTCAAATCAATATGGTCGGTGGAGAGTTATTTCAAGATAGAATATCTGAGTGGGCTTATCCAGTTTACTATGATTTCTTACTTGCTATTAAAAAGCTATACGATAAATACGATCATAATATCAAAGTTGTGTGGGTAACATCATTTCAATTTGCTAAAAGAGATCGTGTACAAAAACTTATCGATGATTTAAATGCAGCAGATATACCGTCTTATATTATATGTTCATATGATTTTGATGGTAGACCTGTTAAAGGACCATACGGTAAGAATATAGAATACTTTGCAGATTATATTACATCAATTAATATGGTTGCAACTGTTCCTTCTATTGAGAAGTTTATGGAAGACAAAGATGAATATTTCCATTACTTATATAATAAGTTTGATAACTTCTATTTTGATGATTACATTCCTGATAAAGGTTTTGATCATTTAATACCAAGTGATAGTTTATATCTCGAGTTCTTAAAATTCGTGTATCATAACTATCCTGATATTAATCCCATGAAAGATCTTATAAGTAAAGATAAGAACCATATGCATTGCTTGTCATTAAACAAGGTTACGATCTTTCCAGACAATAGTACATCTAATTGTCGTTGGGATAGGTATACTCCAGAAGACTTTAATACACCATTGCATAGAAAAGATAATGCTTCGATGATGCAAGCCTATATGGATGAACACGGATGCTTATCTTGTAAATGGTGGAATAAGTGTGGATTTAGATGCTATACACAGTGGGATTGGAAGAACCGTGAACGTGATTTACCTGACTGTATTATGAGAATGTGGTTTAACTATATGGAAAAAAATAAATTATGAAACTAGATTGCTATACATTTGATGAAAATTTAATTACATTACAGCCTATACAAACAAAATCACCTAAGCCAAAATGGTGGAATGGTTTAAAGAAGCTGTATAAAGTATTTGATATTAAATCAGGAATTGAAGTTCCTAGCCCAACAATTAAGCTATGTCCTGGCGTAGTAGATTATATGCGTAATGCTATTGAAATAAAACTATGGACTGATGCTATATTCAAAGTCTATCCTGATGGTAAAGTAACTACTGCTTCTCCATTACATGAAGGCAATGCTATGATAGCGGGCGTACACTCAGAAAAGCAAACAGGTCCTGATTTATATCCAGGAAGAACTGTTGTAAAGATTACAAACCCTTGGTGTGTTGTTGGATCAGATAGAACACAGTTTATGTGCACCGAAGTACATTACTCAGAAGATTTAAGAGAACATGGAATAATTGTATCACCAGGAGTTCTAAACTTCTATGATCAGCATGCACTTAATATATTCTTAGTGTTCCCTTTAAAAGACGAACCATATGAAATAGAATTAAAATATGGTACACCTTTAATGGGCTTACATCCTTTAACAGATAAGCCTGTTGAAATTGAATGCCATAAAGCTGGCAGGGAAAAGTTTAACGATATATTAGCTAATTTCCCATCTACGTTTTTTGGTAGATATTATGCTAAGAGAAAGGTTACTAAATAATGGAATATCTTAGTCTATGGCCTACAGAAGTAGCCAAAGGTAAGTTTGATACTACAGGAATGGTGGATTACATTTTAACACACTATGATATTAACAACCTACATTCCGAAACATCGGGTTTTAATATGTTCGATAACGATCATGAAACTTTAAATGCGTTTAAAGACATGTGTTATGAGAATTTTGACCATTATCTCACAAATACTATCGGTAAAAGGATATCAAACTGGGGTAATTATACTATGAAATCATGGCTTACGGGCCACGGTAACGATTATAGTATGACAATACACAATCATTCAGGGGCTCATTTGTCGGCTGTATATTATGTATTGGCGGAAGAAAAGAATGCTGGCGGGGATATAGTATTTACTGATCCTCGTTCAAATGCAAATAGAGGGTACGATGATAATTTTGAACCTATGTTTAAACAGTTCAAGCATGTACCCGAAACTGGAGACTTTATGATTTTTCCTAGTTTTACTTATCATCACGTTAATCCATACCTTTCTAACCTTAGAATGTGTATACCTGTAGATCTATTTCTGCATAGAGGATAAAACATATAAATAGAACTAATAAAGATAAAGTTCAAACAAAATAAATAACCTAACTATTATAGTTATATTAACAATTGGAGAATAAAGAAATGGCTCTTACACTAGAATACTCAATTACTAATCTTAAAGTAAAAGATGAAGTAAACGCTGACGGTGATACGCTAACAAACGCAGTTGTACAAACTTATTGGAAAGTCCAAGGAACAGATCCTGAAGGCAATACTTCCGATTGGTCAGGTGCTACACCTTTCACTGCAGCTAACGTTCCTGCTGGTTCGTTTACAGCATTTGAAAGCTTAGAAGAAGCAACAGTGGTTGGCTGGGTTACAGCTGTCGTTGAAGCTGACGCTGGTTACAAAGCGCACATCCTAGAACAATTACAACGTCAAATCGACGAAACGCTTATTACAGACGCTGAAATGCCTTGGGCTGAGGATGTTACACCACCTCTACCTGATGATGCACCTGGCGCTGAAGATCCTGCACCAGCAGGCGAGTAATAGATAAAGGAATCTATCATGACTTTTACTTGGCATATTTCCAAGCTTGGATTAACAGACAAAATGAGTACAGACAATGTCTTGCTCGAAAATGCTATTGTTAATGTTAAGTGGAAACGTATTGCAGAAGATGCTGATGGAACCCTTGCAAGTTATGTCGGAAACACAGGATTAACCGTCTCATTAGAGGCGGCTAATTTTGTTGCGTTAAACGATGTCACTGCTGAACAAGTTACTAGCTGGATCGAAGAAGAAATTGGTGCGGCAGGTCTATCTAAAATGGATAGCATATTAGAAACTAAAATTGAACGAAAAAGATTGAGAAATGTCTCCACTAGCTGGTAGATAAATAAACTAAACAATCAATCTTTTATATTATGGAGGTGACATGCACGATTTGCATATGGGCGGCTTAGCAGCTTGGGCTTTAAAAAGAGGTGGGTCTCTACACCCAGTATTATTACCAACATCAGTAACGGGTAATGAAACTGGAGTTATGAATCCATCTATTTTTGCTCACAAAGGCAAGCTCCTTCTCAACATTAGACACATTAACTATATCCTCTATCACAGTGAGGGCAAACAGTTTCCGCATCAGTGGGGACCGTTAGTTTATGTTCATCCCGAAAATGATGTAACCTTAACCACGCATAATGTTATGTGTGAACTCGATAGTGGGCTGAATCTGAAAACAGCTCAAAGAGTTAATATGGCATTAGATACTGGTAAACCTACCTGGAACTTTATTGGTTTAGAAGATGCTCGTTTATTCGAGTGGGAAGATAAACTATATCTTTGCGGTGTACGTAGAGATTGTTATGATTCTAAAGGCACTGGTCGTATGGAATTATGCAATATTGATTTAGTAGATGGTGCATGGACAGAAATATCTCGCCATCCTATTCCAGCTCCAGGAGACGATGGTAGCTTCTGTGAAAAGAACTGGATGCCAGTTATAGATAAACCTTATCACTTTGTTAAATGGTGTAACCCTACTCAAGTGGTTAAGTTTAATATCGAAGAAGGTACAACTGAGGTTGTATATGAAGATGAGTTTGAAAATCGTCAACCCTATGCTAAAGACTTCCGTGGTGGTTCACAAGTTATTCGTATTAACGAAAACCAACGCATGGCATTTATTCATGAAACAAATCTATTAAGAGATCCCTTTGGTCGTAAAGATGGTGATTATTCTCACCGTGTATTGATATGGGATAATGATTGGAACCTGATTCATGCTTCACGTAATTTCCATTTTCTAGGTACTTACTTTGATCATGTAACTGGTACTGATTATAACATTGAGTTTGTTACTGGTATGACTATACATCCTGATACAGGTGATATGCTTATATCGTTTGGATTCCAAGACAATGCAACATTTGTTTTAAGAATGCCGCAAAAACTGTTTCTAGATTTTTTAAGTGATAAGGGTTAATTATGATGAAATTTAATATGAATCTTTTGAATGATGTTGTATTGGACTACGACAATCCTGATAAAATATATGCATTAGCTCGAGAGTACGACAAATTGGAACAGGGATCAGGAGCATTCAGTTTCTATCTACGTGCAGCTGATATGTCGGCAGGAAAAACCTTTGAAGAGAAATGGTTACAATATAAATGTATGATTCTTTCTGCGTTTATCTATAAAAGAAATGATAATCGTAATCAAAGTGTTGAAGGTCTATTAAAGATTGCAATTGCAACATTACCTGAAAGACCAGAAGCTTATTACTTTCTTGCAGTAGTAAAACAAGAACGTGATGATTGGCGTGAATGTTTAATGTACACTACAATTGGTATGAGCAATATTGGAGATCATCCACTAGATAATGATATTGGTTATCCAGGTCATAATGCTTTAAAACTATTAAATGCGAGATCAAAGTGGAAGACAGATGGCAGGGATGCCTCTAAGAATTTAGCTTTTGATTTAAAATATAAGAATGTACTAAACAAAAAAGACTATAAAGCTGCAACAGTATTATTGGCAGAACACGGTTATCCAAGTACTCTTGCATATGATAAAACATTATTTAGTAATTATAAATTCAAGTTTAATGGACTTCAAGATATAGAACAGAACTACTCTCGACATTTCCAAGATATGTTTGTTCTATCTGTATTAGACGGTAAACGTAAAGGTACATTTGTAGAGGTAGGATCTGGCCATCCTGAATTATTCAATAATACATTACTATTAGAAAAAGACTTTGACTGGAGTGGTATATCAATAGATAACTCAGAAAGGTTTGCACAAATATTCAGTAGAAAAAGAGCTACAAGTATGCTCCTATGTGATGGTGCAACAACTGATTATAAAGTACTCTTTAAACAACAGTGTTTAGAACAGCATATCGATTTTCTTAGAATAAATGCAGAAACAGCTTCATTAAAAGTTTTAGAAGCTATTCCTTTTGATAGACACGAATTTGGTATTGTTCAATTCCAACATAATGCTACATGGTGGGGAGACGATTTAAAAACTAAATCAAGAGAAATACTATCAAAAATCGGATATATATTATTAGTAAGCGATGTTGCAGTTGATGAGACTCAAAACTATGAAGATTGGTGGATACATCCAATGTATGCTAATCGAGTTGCACAAATGAGATCTAATAATAAAACAAACTTTGCATGGAACTATATGATGGAGAAAGTTAAATGAAACCAGTATTAATAACAGGCGGATTTGATCCGATTCATTCGGGTCATATCGCATATATGAAAGCAGCTAAAGAACTCGGATCTATTCTATATGTCGGAGTAAATTCTGATGAATGGTTAACTCGTAAGAAAGGTAGACCATTTATGTCATTAGAAGAAAGAATGGCTATTATTAAAGAAATAGGATGTGTAGGTCACGTATTCTCTTTTAATGATGATGACGATACGGCTATTAATGCTATTGAATATGTAAAATACTCTGCACCTCGTAACGCTGAAATTATCTTTGCAAATGGTGGAGATCGTACAAAGGGTAATATCCCTGAAATGTTTAGTGGTGGAGATCAAGTAAAGTTTCACTTTGGTGTAGGTGGAGACGATAAAAAGAATAGTTCGTCTTGGATTCTAAATGAATGGGATAAACCTACTACTCAAAGACTGTGGGGAAAATATCGTAATCTAGATTCTAACGGTCATTGGAGAGTAAAAGAACTATCAATTGATGTTGGTAAGTCTTTATCAGACCAACGACACTTCGTGAGATCCGAACATTGGCATATTGTTGATGGTGAATTGAAAATGAATCTTGAATTCAAGAACGGTTACACTTCATCTAAGATATACAAAACTGGTGACAGCATCGACATACCGATAAATACATGGCATATGGCGACCAATGTCGGTGACAAACCGGTTAAAGTCATAGAAGTTTGGATGGGATATACCTTATCCGAAGAAGATATTGAAAGAAGAACTTAGTATTGTTTAAAGGGATTAACCCTATTATAACATAGTACAGAACTGTTGTCAACTGTTTTTTTATAAATATCTATAAATTAATCTATAAACAAAGGAGACGATGATGGCTTTTCAACTATCAGTAGCCGCAAGAAACGCTACCTTAGCCGCGATCGAAACAGAAGTTGGTGTAAATCCCATTTTAACTATTAACACTGGTACAAAGCCAGCCGATGCCGGAACTGCAAACACAGGTTCAGTATTAGCAACTATGGTATTACCAAGTGATTGGCTGGGAGCACCATTTACTGGATCTATTGCATTATCAGGTACATGGCAAGACTTGTCGGCAGATGATTCAGGTACTGCTGGATATTTCAGATTACATAACAATGCTGGGACTGTATGTCATATGCAAGGAACGGTTAGTGCTACAGGCGCTGGTGGTGATATGCAATTGGATAATACAAACATTGCAACAGGTCAGCAGATCAATATTACCACATTCACGATTACAGCTGGTGGGGCTTAACTTTAACATAAGGTAAAGCCACATGTCTGCAAATGCTGCGGTTACTACAACATTAGATTTCCAATACTTCGGTGGCGGTGTTATTCAAGTATCAGGAGAGCTATCAGGATTAATTGATAACTCTTTTGTTTTTGATGGCGTCGTTCCAATTGTTGGTCATATCGAACCAGTAAGCATTGAATTTGGTTTTAGTGCAGGTATTGAAACACCTACAATATATGGCGCGTTAACTCCACAATTAATACCTTTCTCTTCAAACAGTTTTGTAGAGTTTGGTGTACAAAGATACCTTTCAGTAGCAAACAATACTTTATTCGATTATGGCGCGACTTCTGAAGGTTATGTTACAACTCACGTAAACTTTAATCCTACATTAGAATTTAATCTTGAAACAGATATCTACGTATTCTCATTAGGAGATACCAGTGGAACATATTCTTTCAGTCTTGATGGGTTAGGATTAAACATATCTACTAGAGAATACTCAAGAACAGGCGGTAATACCATAACATTCGATGGAATTGATAACAACTCCGCTAATATAATACACGACACGAATGGAATAAAATTAATTAGCAACGGGGTTTCATACGCTGAAATTCTACAGACATAGTTTACTTTTAATAAATACCTAATAAATAAAAGTAAAACTTGGAGATAAACAAATGGCGGCTAGCTTTTACATAAAACAAAACGACACTGCACCGTCTATTGAGGCTGGATTAACTGATTCTAATGGTAGAATCAAATCAATGGCAAACGCAGCATCAGTTAAGTTCCATATGCGAGACGAAAACGGTACCGTGCTTATCGATTCTGGTCTAGGGACTATTACGAGTCCAGCAAAAGGAATCGTTGCATATGAATGGCAAGATGGTGATACCTCAAATACTGGTATTCATAGTGCAGAATTTCAAATAGAATACAATAACGGCCAGATAGAAACATTCCCAAACACCGGTTATATTAAAGTAATCATTAAAGACGAGATATCATAATGCCACAACCACAATCAAGAGAAGAATTTAAAGACTATTGTTTAAGAAAGATCGGTGCACCAGTCATCGAGATTAACGTGTCTGAAGAACAGATCGACGATCGTGTAGATGAGGCTATTTCTTTCTGGAGAGATTACCACTATAACGGTTCTGAAATGGTATATCTAAAACATGCTCTCACAGCAAAAGATATCGAAAACGGATATATTACTCTACCACAAAAGTTACTTGGTATATCTAAGATCTTTCCATTAGATACTTCGATCTCAACAGGATCCGGAATATTTAATGTAAATTATCAGTTCGTTTTAAACAATCTGAATGATCTTACAGGATATACAATCCAGAATTATTATATGACTATGACCCACTTAACTTTCTTACAAGAGTGGTTAGTAGGAAAACCAATGATTCGCTATAACAAACATTCCAATAAACTTTATATCGATACAGGTAAGGCATCCTTGGCTGTAGGTAAATATATTATTGTTGAAGCATATGATGTTATAGATGAAGATGCATATCCAGACGTATTTGGAGATCGTTGGTTACAAAATTATTCTACTGTTCTTATCAGAGAGCAATGGGGTTTAAACCTAACCAAATTTACAAACATGCAGTTAGTTGGTGGTGTTACCTTTAATGGTGAACAGATTTTACAGGAAGCCAGAGCTGAAAGAGAAAAAATGGAAGAAGAAGCAATTCGGTCTCTTCAACCACTCACATATAATTTCATTGGATAAAAAATGGCAACGAATGCATACTTTAGAAATTACAACAATTTCAATGAACAGAATTTAATTGACGATCTAGTAATCGAATCAATTCGAATGTATGGCATTGATGTTAAATACCTTAGTGGCAAATTTAACCAAGTTGATAAAATCTTTAACGAAGACGATACACCGTTATATGACGAGATGTACGGCTTTGAAGTATACGTTAAAAATGTCGATGGCTTTGAAGGTGAAGGCGACTTCCTATCTAAATTCGGTCTACAAATCAGAGATCAAATTACTTTCAGTGTCGCAATAAGAACATTTGAAAGATATGTTACTCGTAAAGATTCAGAGAAAATACGTCCAAGAGAAAACGATATTATTTGGTTACCTCTTAATCAGAAAATGTATAGAATTACTTACGTAGAACATGAAAGCGTATTCTATCAAGCAGGTAAGTTACAAGTTTACGATATCAAATGTGAACTTATGGAATTCTCTAATGAGAGATTCGATACTGGTAGACCTGAAATTGATGAGTACTTTGATGATATTAAATCTACTGATGATGTTGTACAGACACTAGAAGATGTGGCCAACAATGATCCAATAGCTCAGAACTTTGAATTCGAAAAAATATCTGATGATATATTAGACTTCTCTGAAGTCGATCCATTCAGTGAAAACATTAGCATAGAGGATTCCTAATGGCTATTGCAAATTACTTTTATAATGAAACTACGAGAAGATACGTAGCTTTATTCGGTACATTATTTAACCAGTTAAAAATCGAAAGATCAGATAACGCTGGTACTAAAATACAATCTATGATTGTACCACTATCTTATGCCCCAGCTCAAAAGATTCTTGCAAGACTCAGAGATGATCCTGACTTATTAAATAGTCGTAGAACTGCTATGACTCTTCCTAGAATGTCTTTTGAAATCACGAGTTTAAACTATGATCCACAACGTAAAATTGGATCTACTCATAAGATGACAAAGTCTGCAAAAGCAGAAACAGAATCATCACGTAATTTTGTACACTCAGCGGTACCATACAATTTAGATTTTTCTTTATACATTATGACAAAGTATTCAGAAGATGCTACAAAGATTATGGAACAAATCATTCCATTCTTTACTCCTGATTGGACTGTAACTGCTAAGATGGTTAATGATTTAGATCCTATTGATATTCCTATTATCCTTAATGGTGTTACCACCGAAGATCTTTACGAAGCTGATTTTGAATCACGACAAACCATTATGTACACACTCAACTTTACATTAAAAGGTTGGTACTTCGGACCAGAGAAGAAACAAAAGATAATCAAATTTATTGATATAGATATGATGACTGATACTGCCTCAAACGCTCCTCGCCAAGAAGGTGTTACAATTAAGCCAGGACTAGATTCAAATGGTAATCCATTAAATGAAGATGGTGTTGGAGTAACAGCAGTTGCATCACTTACAAATGGTACTGTTGATACAATTGCAATTACAAACGATGGTGAAAACTATGATGCTAATAATAGTATTGCGGTAACAGTTGCAGCTCCAGATGCTTTAGATGCCAGCATTACAGCCAATGTATCGAATACAGCAATTGCTTCGTTCAACATACTTGAGGCTGGAGGGTTCTATTCTAGCTTACCAAATATAACTATAACTCCTCCAAACATGCCCGTAACAACCGCTGCAGTGTCACAGATCATTGCTGGAGGGGCCATTACATCTATCAATATAGACAATCCAGGTACATACTATAATTCAGCCACTATTGCAATATCTGAGCCACCGGCTAAATCACCTTATGTTAAATTTGGTGATGATGCTTTATATCACGATAGCCATACTGATACAACATTACTTCATACAACAGGAATTAATTTCGTAACAGCGGGTAGTGGTTATGCTATCGAGTTTTGGATATATCCAACAGAATTTAATGCAAACGATAATGTTATTCTACATATGAATGGTTCTCAAATGAGAATTGAAATAGAAGATGGCACTGGAACTCTTGCATTATTCTACGCAACAGGTGGTGCACCATGTAGGTCAACTCCTGAAACATTAAATCTTAATGCATGGAATCACTGTCGTGTTGAACACTTTGGTGCAAATGCAAGATGGTTAGTAAACGGTGTAGCTGATGCTGGCACCTCAGGTCCTCAAGGATTCTTACTCGGTGGTGGAGCACAGGTTATTGCCGGTGAACGTTCTGCAAACGAAAGATCTTTCCTAGGTGCATTAGATAACGTTAGTATTTCTACAATTAGTGCATTAACACCTGCTGGTACATACACAGTACCGACTGATCCAACAAACGGAACAGATTACACTGGTAACTTTGATAAAGATATTGCTTCGGCAGATCTTGTTGTTACCAACGGTGAAGTCACTGGTGTTACAATAACAAATAACGGTTTAAACTATGACGCTAATACAGTGTTTACAATATCAGCACCAAATGGTGTTGCTGCAGATTATCAAGCAACTGCAACTCCGGTCTTAGTAGACGGAAGCGTAAACTCAATCACTATAAATAATAGTGGTAAGTTCTACACCTCGGCAAATGTTTCAATCGATTCAGTAGTTACAAGTACTGCAACGGCAAACATAGTAATTGATGGTACAGGACAAGCCACAAGTATTAACGTAACAAATGCTGGTTCTGGTTATCGTACAGCTCCTGCAGTTACAATTGGAGGTCCAGCCGCAACGTCAGTACCATATACACAAATTGAATTTGATGACGACTGGGGTATTATTACAATATTTGAGGATGAATAATGAGCGACGAAAAGATTTCTTCTGCACTTGGCATTAGACCAATGTCAGAAATTGATGAAGACGAGAAACACGTACCGGCAGTAAAAGCTCCGGTTGAGGAAGAAGCTAAGTCTTTGCCCGTTGTCATGTCAGATATCGATGAAGAGAACCTTAAAGATATAGAAGACGTTAGACAAAACGTTGCGTCAGTTATTGAAACCGGCAAAGATGCTATGCAAGAAATGTTAGAAATAGCCAAACAATCTGAGCAGCCTAGAGCTTTTGAAGTTGTTTCTACTTTAATGAAAACCCTTCTTGATGCCAACAAAGATTTTGCCGATATTTCTACTAAAAAGAAGTTTGCAAAAGAAGAAATTAATGGGCCCAAAGAAAATGCTCAGCCAAACACGGTAAATAATAATTTAATACTTTCCACATCAGATCTACTCAAAATGTTAAAAGACACGAATAAAGATGACGGTGTAATAGATGGGTGATGGATACTTAGGAAACACGCATCTTAAGAAAGTGCAGGAGCAAATTGAGTGGACTCCTGACCTCGTTAAAGAATATATGAAGTGTGCTAACGATCCAGTATACTTTGCGAAGAGTTATATTAAAATCGTGCATGTTGATAGAGGATTAGTTCCTTTTGATATGTATGATTACCAAAAAGAAATTTGTGCTAAGATATTTGAAAGTAGACGAGTAGCTGTTTTGACCGCAAGACAGTCTGGTAAAACTACCACAGCCGTTGCAGTTATCTTACACTATATTTTGTTTAATGAATTTAAGACTGTAGCTATCCTTGCGAATAAAGGAGATGCCTCTAGAGAGGTTATGGCTAGAGTTAAGTTAGCATATGAAGCACTACCTAAGTGGTTACAGCAGGGCATCGAGGAATGGAATAAAGGTAATATAGCACTCGAAAACGGATGCCAAGTATTAGCCGGTACAACATCTTCAAGCGCCATTCGTGGTAAATCTGTTAACTTTCTATACCTCGATGAGGTTGCATTTATTGAAGGGTATGATGAGTTTTTCGCATCAGTATATCCAACTATTTCGTCTGGTGAGTCTACAAAGTTGTTAATGACTTCCACACCTAATGGATTAAATCACTTTTGGAAGACCTGTAAAGGTGCTAAAGAAGGTACAAATGGCTATGAATATCAAGAAGTAATGTGGTATGATGTTCCTGGCCGAGACGACAAGTGGAAAAAAGAGACACTTGAAGCTTTAGATCATGATGAAGAAAAATTTAATCAAGAATATTGCTGTGAGTTTTTAGGCAGTTCAGGTACTCTTATTAGTGGCGGTAAACTAAAACAGTTATATCCTGAAACACCATTAGTTAAAAGCGAAGGTTTTATTCAATATGAAAGACCTGAAAAAGATAAACAGTATGTAATAACTGCAGATGTTGCAAGGGGTAAAGGTTTAGACTATTCTACTTTTACAGTCTTTGATATTTCAGAGATGCCTTATAAACAGGTTGCAGTGTATAGAGACAACTATATTGGTCCAATTGATTTTGCATCTGTACTCAATAGATGCGGAAATATATATAATACAGCAGGGCTTTTAGTAGAAATTAATGATATCGGCGGACAGGTCGTCGATGTTTTACATATAGACTTTGGTTATGAAAATTTACTTTACACACAAAACTCTGGGCGGAGTGGTAAGGTACTTAGTGGCGGATTCGGAAAAAATGTAGAAAATGGTATACGAACAACTAAAACCGTAAAAGGAACCGGTTGCTCGATGCTTAAAATGCTCGTTGAACAAGATCAATTGTTTGTACGAGACTATGAAACTATCCAAGAACTGAGTAGGTTTTCAAAGAAAGCAAACTCATTCGAAGCAGAACCCGGTTTTCATGATGATTTAGTAATGAACTTAGTTTTATTTGCTTGGATGACCGAGCAAGCTTATTTCAAAGATATGACTGATATTAACACATTAACGAAGCTCAGAGAAAAAACAGAAGAGCAGATTGAAGAAGAGATGCTACCATTTGGTTTTATAGATGACGGAGAAAGCATATATGAAGAAGATGGACTTAGGTTATGAGAAAGCTCTTATTAAAATACACAAATCGATTAATTTATAAATAGAAACAGATATATAACTAAAATAATTAAAACGCGTTTCTAATTAAATAAAGGAGAAAAACATGGCTTTTTCCGTAAGTCCTTCCGTCATTGTTCGAGAAGTGGATGCGAGTCAGGCAGTACCAGGCGTTGCGACGGCCCCAGCGGCATTAGCTGGCATATTCAAGTGGGGTCCAGTTAACGATCCTATCTTGATTACCTCTGAGAATGAACTAGTTGAACGTTTCGGTTCCCCAACCGACGACAACTATGAAACATTTTTCACAGCAGCAGACTACCTCTCATATTCAAATGCACTATATGTGACTCGAGCAGATGATAACTCAAACACCGCAACCTCTACGACAGTCGTATTGGATGCTAATAATAACATTATAGCAGATGATAGTACCTTCGGTGCGTTCTCAGCTAAATACCCTGGCGCATTAGGTAACTCTATTGAAGTTTCTTGGTCTACCGCAAAGGCGTTTATGTCTGAAATCGAACCAGTAGGTGGAATTGATTCTAACCAAATTGGTGATGAATCAGTATCGCAAACCATTGGATTTAATTCTAATGAATTATCATTCGAAGTTGAAGCAACATTGGATGCAAACAACGCCGTAACAGCAACTAACGTTGAACCTGTTTATGTAGGCGATGTTCTTGTAATCGGTAACTCAAGTGTTGGATACCAAGACATAGTCGTAACATCAGTAGAAAATACAGATGTTGAAGGCACAGTTGGTGTTGGTAATAACGCTGTTACAGTAACAATTGCTACAAAAGTAGATATTGGACTTGGTTCAAGATATACATTAGCTGAGACTGATCTAAGTAAGGTATCAATCACTAGAAAGTGGGCACAAAATGCACTATTTGGTAAAGCACCAAGTGTAGGACATGTTCATATTACAGTCTCTGATAAAGATGGTTTAATCACAGGTACACCTAATACAGTACTTGAAGTATTCGAAAATCTTTCAACAACAGCAGGTGCTCAAGGCGCTCAAGGTGGAACAAACTATTACGATACAGTAATCGAAAATATGTCTTCTTGGGTCAAAGTTGCTAATACTGCAGTAGTTACTGCGGCTATTTCCAACGAAGATGACGTCGCTACTGCTAAGGTAACAGCATACGAAAGAATGGCTGCCGGATCTGATGCTTCAACTGAAAGTACAGCATCGTTAAGTGGTCTAGCATTTGCATGGGATACATTCAAAAATACAAACGAAATCGACATTAGCTTTATCCTTCAAGGTAAGGGTGATGATCTAGGTGTTAGAGCTAACTATATTATCTCTAATGTTGCAGATTATCGTAGAGATTGTGTTGCATTCATCTCACCATCTAAAGAAGCAGTCGTTGACGAAGTAAAAGCAAATGATAAGTTAGTAAATGCTATTGCATATCGTAACAGAATTCAAAATTCATCTTATGCATTCATCGACAGTGGTTATAAATATAGGTATGACAAGTACAATGATCAATATCGTTGGACACCATTAAACGGTGACATGGCCGGTCTTTCTTCAAGGGTTGATCCTTGGGAATCTCCAGCTGGTTACAGAAAAGGTATTATCAAAAATATCGTTAAATTAGCGTTTAACCCAAGCAAACCACAAAGAGACCAGTTATACAGCTCGGATGTTAATCCGGTTATGTCACAAGCAGGTCGTGGAATTGTACTATTTGGTGATAAAACAGGTCTTGGAATGGCAAGTGCTTTCGATAGACTGAATGTTCGTAGATTGTTCATCTCAGTTGAAAAAGCGATTGCTACTGCGGCTGAAAGTTTCTTATTCGAGTTCAATGACGATTTCAGTCAAACTCAATTTAGAAACATAGTTGATCCATTCTTACGTGACATCCAAGGTCGTCGTGGTATTATTGATTATAGAGTTGTTAGTGATTCTACAGTTAATACACCGGATATCGTAGATGCAAATAAGTTCCGTGCAAGCATATTCATTAAACCAGCTAGGTCTATTAACGTTATCGAATTAACATTCGTTGCAACTAGAACCGGCGTTGAGTTTGACGAAATTGTTGGTCAGATCGCATAATAAATATACTTAAAAGGAGAAGAACACATGGCATTTAACATTAATCAGTTCAAATCAGAACTTGTTGGTGGCGGTGCACGTCCTACGCTCTTCCAATGTCAGATCACCAACCCGGTAAACACTGTTGCAGATATCAAAGTACCATTCATGGTACGAGCAGCAGGAATTCCTGAGTCAACAGTAGGGCAGTACACTGTGCCTTACTTTGGACGCCAGGTTAAATATGCCGGTGATAGAACATTCGCAGACTGGACTGTAACCGTAATCAACGACGAAGACTTTGCTATTCGAAACGCAATGGAAGAGTGGATGAATTTCATCAACTCTCACGACAGTAATTCTAGAGGCTTACCTCAGCAGTACAAATCAAACGGTCAAATTACTCAATTTAGTAAAGACGGTTCGATTCTTAGAACGTACATTTTTGAAGGTATGTTCCCTATTGCAATTGATGGAATTCAGATGGATTGGTCACAAACTGACACGATCGAAGAATTCAACATTCAGTTCCAATACGACTTGTGGAGAGTCGAAGGAAACACTGGCGTATCGACGACATAAATAAACTATATAATGTGAGGAATAAAAATTGAAATTATTCGGATTTGAAATTAATCGCGACACAGGCGAGGATACTACACCACCAGTAGTATCCTTTGCCGAGCCGCAAAATGACGACGGTGCGATTACCGTCGGTAACGCTGTGGGCGGATTCTACAGTACTATTCTAGATTTAGAAGGTACTGCAAAAACTGAATCAGAGTTAGTTACCAAATATCGTGGTTTAGCAATGAACCCAGAAATTACTCAGGCGGTTGATGAAATCGTTAATGAAGCAATTTCAGTAGATCTGGAAGATAAAGTAGTCGATATTATTATGGACGACTCAGACTTACCAGACAAAGTTAAAGAAAAAGTATCAGAAACCTTTCAAGAAGTTCTTACTTTATTAGACTTTACTAATAAAGGTTACGATACATTTTCAAAGTTTTACGTAGATGGTCGAGTTAACTATCACGTTATTATCGATCCAGAGAATGTTAAAGATGGTATACGGGAATTACGTTATGTAGATCCTCGTAAACTTAAACTTATTCGTGAAATGGATAAGAAAGGTACTGACAAACATTCAGGCGTACCTGTTAAGAAAGTTAAAGCTGAGTACTATATGTATTCAGAAAACGGTTTTGGTAGTGAAAAGGGATCTGGAACATCAGGCTCACAGGGCTATAAGATTGCAAAAGATTCAGTAGCACGTATTACGTCTGGGCAAATGAGTGAGAATAATGCACTTGTTCTTAGCCATTTGCACGCAGCTATTAAGCCAATTAACCAGTTAAGGATGTTGGAAGATGCGACAATCATTTATACAATTACACGAGCTCCTGAAAGAAGAGTGTTTTACATTGACGTTGGTAACTTACCTAAATCGAAAGCTGAACAGTATATAAGAGATATGATGGTTCGTCATAAGAACAAGCTTCAGTACAATTCACAATCCGGTGAAATTACAGATGCTCGTAAAATGATGACTATGACTGAAGACTTTTGGTTCCCTCGTAGAGGTGGTGAACGTACAACAGAAGTTGACACTATGCCTGGTGGTAATGCTGCTGGACTTACTAGTGATGAAACACTTCAGTTCTTTCAACGCAAATTATACAAATCACTTAAGGTTCCTATTTCACGTTTAGAACCTGAATCAATGTACTCATTTGGTCGTGTTTCAGAAATTACTCGTGACGAACTTAAGTTTAGCAAATTCATTCAACGTTTAAGAAATAGATTTTCTGGATTGTTTACACAGATCTTAGAAAAGCAATTAATTCTTAAGGGTATTATGACACCAGAAGAATTTGCAGAAATAAAGAATACATTACGTTATGACTTTATCCAAGATAACTATTTCTCTGAATTAAAAGAAGCAGAGATTGCTCGTGAAAGGCTAACAACTTTAAGAGAAGTTGATGAACATATTGGTACTTATTATTCTAAAGAGTGGGTTCGTAAAAACGTTCTTAGAATGAATGATGATGATATCAAAGATATGGATAAGCAGATAGCAAAAGAAGCTGCAGCTGGTGAGACAGACGATGAGCCAGATGATGAAGATCAAGGCCAAGAACAGCAATCGAGATCTGTAAATGGATAAATATAATCAAATTAAACTAAATTTAGGAGATTTCAAATGAAGTCGTTTTCAAGATTTATCTTTGAAGTTGCACAACCTTCAGAGCGTGGCGCTAGCGAAGAGCAGGCGTTTAAAGACCAACACACTTATGAAGTAATACCTCACCCTGTTGCTTTAGATCATCAACACACTGGCGAAATTGCAAAGCCAGAATTAGCTGCTGACAACGCTGCTCGAAGAGCAGACCAAAAAGGTGACGTTGCTTATGATCAAGCATACAAAAGAGGTAATAGCGAAGTTTTCTCTGCTATGGAAGCTGTTCAAACTAAGTTAGATGATGCATTAAGCGATAAGCAAAAGAAAATAGATCATAACAATAATGGCAAAATTGATGGCCATGATTTAGCACAATTACGCAAAGGTAAGAAAAAAGATCTTGACGAATTATCTCCAGCAAAGCTTGGATCATATATCAACAAAGCTCATGATGACTCTAGCGATTTCCAAAATAGTGCTAAGCGCAAAAAGGGTATTGCTACAGCGACTAATAAACTAGTTAAAAAAGCCGGTGGTAAACCAGAAGGTAGTATGTTTGATGAATCAGTAGATGAAGGCATGATGGATAACATCAAGAAAAAAGCTAATGATATTAGACGTAAAGTTGTAGGTCCAAACCAAGCAGAAAAAGATGCTGCTAAAAAGGCTAGACAACATGCTAGTACAATGAAGAACATTGGTAGAGCTATGAGTGCCGTTGCTAAAAAAGATAAAGCTGCAGAAGTAGCTAGACTTAAGCAAGGCCTAAAAAATGTTGAAAATCAAAGAAAAGAATCTGTAGAGCTTGATGCATTAGAAGAAGATATGAATAAGGTTCATACTGTTGATATCGATCATACTGGCGGCCATGATGCAGCTGCTAAAAAGCACAACATTACTTTAAAGAAATCTAAAGATACTGCTGATTCACACTCTGCTACTGGTAAGAAAAAAGATCTTCAAAAGTATTTAGCACATCATTATGATTCAGCTGAAGATGCAAAAGATATTCACCCTGAAGTACATGAAACAACAATGTCAGCTATGAAAAGACCAGTAAGACAAACAGGTCCAGATGGCAAAACAAGAACCGTTATGAAATCAGTTAAGGTACAACATACTGATGATCATGGTCAAGATAAAATTAGAACTAACGAATCTATTATTGCTGAATTACAAGAAAATATGAAGTTCAAGCCAGGCAATTTAAGACTCCAAAACGGTAAATCCGTTAACGTTTCTAAGCAAGATTCACAATTATTAAACCAAATGTTTAAAGATCTGAATCCTGTAAATCGTAGAAAACTCGGAGCAGTAGCTATTAAAGATCCAGCTGGTTTCGAAGAAATCGTCGGATTTGCAAGAGAAGCTTTATAAAAAGAATTATAAATATAATAGAATAATATAGAGGCACAACATGAAACTTATTACTGAAGTCACAGAAGAATGTAATGTAATTACCGATCTTAATGAAGAGACTGGTGAAAAGTCTCACTTCATTGAAGGTATCTTCATGCAAGGTGACTTAAAGAATCGTAATGGCCGAATATATCCGTCAGCGATTTTAGAAAAAGAAATGAATCGCTATAACAAAGATTTTATCGTTACAAAAAGAGCACTCGGCGAATTAGGACATCCTGATGGACCAACAATCAATGGAGATAGGGTTTCGCATCTTATCACAGAGATGAAAAAAGATGGCTCTAATTTTATCGGTAGAGCAAAGATTCTTGGTACTCCGATGGGTAACATCGTTAAGACTTTAATGGACGAAGGTGTCCTTATTGGTGTATCTACAAGAGGACTTGGTTCCGTCAAGCAAGGCAAAGACGGAATCATGGAAGTACAAAACGATTTCCATTTAGCTACTGTTGACATTGTCACAGATCCAAGTGGCCCGAATTGTTTCGTAAATGGTATCATGGAGAATGCAGAGTATTATTATGATATCGCTTCAGGCAATTGGCTTCCTCAGGATGTGTCTATTGAAGAAGTTATCGAAGAAATTCAACAGACAGTAGAGAAAGAAGTTAGACGGGTCGTCCGTCGAGTTGATGAAAGTACAGCCGCCGAGTTATTCGAGCGATTTGTATCTAGTTTACGAAAATAACTTTTTAATAAATAGTAAACATATAGAATAACCATTTTAAAAGGAGTAGAACATATGTCAAATGAGTTAGACGAAAAGTTCGTCGAAAAATCCGGTGGTGCATCTGTTCCTGCAGCTGAAACTGCAGAACCAGTATCTCCAGAGGGCGGCGAAATTAAAAAGAAAAAGGCAGATGTCAAAAAGAAAGTCGATCCTTCGGCTGATAAAGTTGACAAAGTAACTCCAGGCCAAGCTGCTGTTAAGGAAGAAGCTGAAGAAGCGGAATCTGAAGTAGTGGTTGAAGAAGTAGTTGAAATTGAGGAATCAATTCAGGCTATGTTCGAAGGCATGGACTTATCTGAAGAATTCACAACTAAAGTAACATTAGTATTTGAGGCGGCTGTTAATGAAGCAGCTACTGCAAAGGCTGAAGTTGTTATTGCAGAAAAAACTGAATCTCTAGAAGTAGAGATGAAAGAATCAGTTGATTCAGCAGTAGAAAAAATCGTGGAAAATCTTGATTCTTATCTCGAATACGTAGTAGAAGAGTGGATGAAAGAAAACGAACTTGCTATTGAAACCGGCGTTAAGGTAGAAATGGCAGAATCATTAATGACTGGCCTGAAAGGTCTTTTCGAAGAGCACAACATTGAAATCGATGACGAAACTATCGACGTAGTTGCTGGACTTGAAGAAGAAATCGAACAAGTTAAGGCTGCTGCTAATGATGCTATCAATGAGAATATTGCGCTTTCAAGCGAAATTGCATCACTCAACGCTAGTAGAGTATTTGATGAATTAACTGAAGACTTGACTATCACCCAGCGTGAGAGATTAAAAGTTCTTTCTGAGAAGCTCGACGTAGAAGATATTGCGGTATACCAAACAGACCTTACAACGCTTAAAGAGTCTTTCTTCACGAAGAAAACTGTTATAGCTGAAGAAGTTCAGGAAGAGCAAGAAATCATTACTGAAGAAACACAAGTGAAGAGAGAAGTCTCAGATCATTCTTCAATTAATGCTCTCGTTGAGTCTCTAAACGCAAGACAAAAATTAACCCAAAACTAATAATATTATAAATAGATCCAGATAGAACTTATTTAAACAAGGAGATAGACAATTATGGCACAGTCAAACTATCAGGCACTTGTAGAAAAGTGGGGCCCAATTCTTGAGCACGACTCTTTCTCACCGATTGCCGATCAACACAAGAAAAGCGTAACAGCTACTATTCTTGAAAACACAGAAAAGGCTTTAGTAGAATCCGGGGATATCTCCGCTTCTATGACTGGCTTACTAAGTGAAACTACAGTAACAGGCGATGGCGGCTTCGGCTCAGCTTCTACTGCTGCTGGTCCAACAGCTGGTTACGATCCAGTATTAATCTCACTAGTACGTCGTGCTATGCCTAACTTAATGGCATACGACATCGCTGGTGTTCAGCCGATGACAGGACCAACCGGTCTTATCTTCGCAATGCGTTCAACTTACACTAACCAAGCGGGTGCAGAAGCATTCTACGGCGAAGCTGATTCAGACTTCTCTGGTGCAGGTACTCACGCTAACACACTTCCAAATGCTGCCGCTACTTCAGGTACTGGTATGACTACTGATGCTGCTGAAGCATTAGGTGCTGGTCTTGCAGTTGGTGGAACAGGTTCTGCTGGTGACCCAGTTGCTCCAGCTACTGGTTTCGCAGAAATGGCCTTCTCAATCGAGAAAGTAACTGTTGCTGCTAAGTCAAGAGCTCTTAAAGCTGAATACACTACAGAGCTAGCTCAGGATCTTAAAGCCGTACACGGTCTAGATGCTGAAACAGAACTAGCGAACATTCTACAGTCTGAAATCTTAGTTGAAATCAACCGTGAATTAGTTCGTACAATCTACACTAACGCTAAACCAGGCGCTGTAGCTACTGCTGCTTCAGGTACATTCGACTTAGACGTTGATGCAAATGGTCGTTGGTCAGTAGAGAAGTTCAAAGGTCTTATGTTCCAAATCGAGCAAGAAGCTAACGCTATTGCTAAAGACACAAGACGTGGAAAAGGTAACATCGTTATCTGTTCTTCAGACGTAGCTTCTGCATTGCAAATGGCTGGTGTACTAGATTACACACCTGCTTTAAACAGCAATTCTCTAACAGTAGATGATACTGGTAATACTTTCGCTGGTGTACTTAACGGTCGCTATAAAGTATATATCGATCCATATGCTGTAGGTAACTACTTAGTAGTAGGATATAAAGGTTCTTCATCGTTCGATGCAGGCTTATTCTATTGCCCATATGTACCGTTACAAATGGTACGTGCAGTTGGCGAGAACAGCTTCCAGCCAAAAATCGGATTCAAAACCCGTTATGGTATGGTATCTAACCCGTTCGCTAAAGGTAGCGCGCAAGGTTCTGGTGCTCTTGAAGCTAACCAAAACGTATACTACCGTAGAGTTGCTATCACTAACTTATTCTAAGTTAAAGCAAAACTATAATAAGAAGGGTGGGTCAACCACCCCAATTATTCAAGATAAGATTAGGGATTCTTCGGAATCCCTTTTTTTATGCCAGATATTCAGTAAGCTTATCGACTTTAAGTAAGAAGTCTTTATAAGCACTTTCAACCTTGAATTGATTATAAAAGAAGTATTTGTGGATTCGTTCCCATATCGATTTTTCAACCATCGGGTAACCAAAAGAGAATACAATACATTCGTAATGTTTGTAATTACGCCACATTTGTATATTCCAGAACTTAGTTAGTTCTTCATCTGTATATGGCTTTTCTCGTCTCTCCATTTGAGACATATTGTCGTAATTGTGATCATCGTAAACTATGTGTAAAGTAATGCCACCCTCGGACCACCACGGGATGTTCTTACAAGGTCTTTCTTCGGAATTGATGGTGTTATCATACCAATGAATATCGCACCTTAGATCCTTCATCTCGTGCATAAACTGGCCCTTCTGAGCCTTATCGTTAAACACAACCCCGATATATCGGTGTTTAGAATCAGCATGTCCTTGGCAACTAGTGAAGGTTAGATAACCCTTCTGTTGTAAAGCAAGTACAGCATCTCTAACACCAGGTTCAAGATTCTTTTCCATTATATCAGAGTATTGACTGACGAACGTACTTACATATTTGCCGAATTCATCTTTAAATACGTAAGTACGTCCATTATCAAAGTGCTCGTTGCCCTTTACGAACATAGCATACTTGTGGCAATCTTCAGGCGTGTTTAACGCAGGAATTGTTTCCTCTTGTACGTATTGCTGTTCGTATTGGATACGATATTCATATTGAGACTTCAAACCCGCCATTCCCTTTCTTCTTCAATAGCCATCTGAACGTATTGGTAATAGTCTCTATTCTCATCATCCATGTGTTGAAAATAGATGCTTACCTTATTCATTAGCTCATGAATTTTAGTACCTTCTTCGAGATGAGCTCTAGGATGTGACTCCATAAGAGCTTGTATCTCGTCCATGATACTATTTAGCTTTTCTTGGATCTTACTCATAAGCCTAGTATTCCAAACAGGTTAAACCAGCCCATAGATGTACCAATGACTACTGGTAATCCAATCATAGTGAGCGCGATAATTAAAAAAGCTAAACCTACGCCTTTATTATGATAAGGTTCCTGATCCATCTGAATCCTTTCCGAGCTGCAACGGTTCCATAACTGCTTCAGCAAACTGCATAAACTCTTCACTTTTTGCTGCTTCTTGAGCTAAATTAGATGCATGATAGATACGTGCTAACTTGTTAAAGTCTTTCTTTGGTACCAAGCAATCTTCGAGAATTTTCTCAGCAATTGCTTTCATGTGATCCTTTTCAGCTTCTACCCGTAACATAGAATTCGACATTTCCTGCAAAGCGCCTTGGATCTGTTTTCTATTCTTTTCGGTAATTATTGTTGGTAGTGTTTCATCACTCATATTTTACTCCTAAGTTGTATTTGTTTTTTCATTTACAATTATCTTCGTAGATGCCAGAATACTTTCGGTGATGACTCTGATCACCCTCATGTATTCTTATTTTATAGTTTCCCATCTTCTCTAAGTTGGGCCCTGATTTTCGTTGCCGATATTTCGTGAATTTCTTTGCCCAAGTCATGTTCGGTAAAAGTATAACCAACACCTCGACCATAGCTAATATCCACAATGTTAGGAACGCAAATAATAATATATTCGTGACCATTACGATAACCCTCGCTAGCTAAGCCAGCTTCAATTGATTCTATTACTGAAATTTCACCAAAGGGATTATCAGACTGATCTGCGGTACGTCCACCGCCTGCATCTTTGCCTACAATCCCACCCACGTCTCGGACCATTATAGCGACTTGTCCAGTCACTTCTAAGGCCCTTTTAAATAATGCTGTATGACCACCATGCCAAGGCTGCCAACGCCCTAGCATTTGAGCTGTGGGCTTCTGATAGTCAAAAAATTCTTTCTCCATATTAGTTCCTCCTTAAACCGATTTTAATATACTTATACCACAGCCTTTCGTGACCGTAGTACAATACGAACTTAATTACTAAATCTGCTAAGAATACCATTCCAACTGCTTTTGGAGGTAGACCAAAGTAATAAGCAATTAAAGCCGTTGTTATACTAGCTATTATACGCCAAGTTACTGCTTTTGTCAAATGCCTAATTTTACTTACTGACTCAGACATTCCTTTGCATCCATACTGAGATAACTTTCATCAATGTCTGGTGTGTATCATCAAACCATTCTGAAACTTTATAATCCACGTTCTGTGGTTCTACGAACATCTTATTAGTATCTTCAAAACGACCTTCATCGATAGTATCCATCCAAATAGTAAAGTCTGCATCAAATGCAGCTCTTGCTTCTTCGGTAGGACATACAAAATCTGTTACAGCAATAGCACCAGCTTTTACAACTCCGTCGCTTAAATGTCGCATACGATTTGCTTGTCTCATACGACCTTCAGGACTGAAATCCCAGTCATCGTATTCA